GTTCTTGGAGACCCTGGATGGCGCGGACCAGTGGGATGGCCACCTTGGAGGCGGTCTCATCGAACGGGTTCTCCGCGTCGAGCTGCAGTGCTGTGAGGATTTGCTCGTCCGTCATCGGCTCGGGAGGCGCCACTTCCTCAGCCGCGGGTGCGGCCGGGTCGGGTGTCTCCTTGGCTCCACGTAGGAGCTTGCCGATTTCGTCGTCTCGGTCCTTGAGCGCCTCGATGACCTTGAGTCGCTCTTCCGCTGGAAGGCCGGAGAGGTCTACCTCGAAGTACCGTTCCGGGGCCTCGACTGTGCCCTCCGCCGCTGCCGCGGCTGGGGTCTCGGTCGTTGCTCCGTCGGTGCCCGTTGGCTCGACGTCCGCCTGCGCCCCCTCGGTTCCCGTGGGGGTGTTGTCCACCGCTGCTGGGGTCTCGGTCGAATCGACTGTGCCCTCTGGCATGGTGAACCCCTCAGCCACTGCTGCGGCGAGGGAAGCCTTGGTTTCGTCTGACATGTCCACTCCATCCAACTGTTGCCTCATTCACGGAAAGCGTGAACTGGCGCTCGGTTGGCTGTTGATGGTGCCCCTGGCCCGCGCACAAATGCACAAGCCCTCTACAAGGGGCGCGCCAGGGCAACCCTAAAATCGTTTGCCCTGGTCAGCGCCCTACTCGATGCCTGCTACGCCCGCGGACTCACTCACCTGTTCTGCGGCTTGTGGGCCCCCGGGAACGATGCCCGCCATGGCGGCCGCGGCCACCTCTGGCGGGACTGCCCCAGAGTTCGTGGCCGCCGCTACTTCGCTGGCGCCCAGCGGACCCGGGGTGAGGCCGGGCTGCGGGACTCCGGCTTGTGCGGAGGCCATCCCGGCCTGAGCTTGCTGCGCGGCCATGGCGGCCGCTTGCTTCTCTTCCGGCAGGTTGATGAGGTCCAGCTGGTCCTCCTTCGACATGCCGTACTCGTTCGTGAACCAGGCGACCAGCTTGGCCATGTCGACCACCGGGGCGCCAGTGGCGTCCGGCTGCTGAGCAATGGGCACGAGCATGTTGAACATCGCCAGCGCGTCGTCGCGCTTGGTCTGACGGGTGACTGCTTCCTTCGGCGTGAGGAACGCCTGCAGCTTGTACGTCTTGGCGATGTCCTCGGCCGTGAACTCCCACTGCACCTCGCCGTAGGACGGGTCAACGTATCGCAGCATGCGCGGCTGGTCGTAGTACGCCTGCATCAGCTGGAGGATTCGCTGGCTGATGCCGAGGTAGAAGTCCTCCAGCGTGTTGCGCTTCTCCGACTGTCGGGCCGCGGAGGCGGACACCACCTCACTGGTCTCAGTGGCGGTCCGCTTGCGGTCCGGGAACAGGCCCCGCATCAGCTCGTTCACCCCGGTCGCCTCGCGGATGCCATCCTCGACGCGGCGTTCCATCTGCCACGCCTCGCTCGGCAGGACCGGCGGCTCCAGGGTGCCGATGGCGGTGTTCGGGTACTGCCGGTCGATGCTCACGTACGAGCCGTACTCGGGCGAGGCGAGGGCCGCCTTGCCCTCTTCCGTGACGGCGTCCTCCGGCCCGTACACCTTCGGCACGAAGTGCTCGATGTAGTTCGCGGTGTTGGAGCGGTAGACAGCCTGCTCGTCAAGGCTCGGCGCCATCAGCTCCATGTCGCTGATGCCCCGCACGCGGGTGTTCGTCTTCCGCAGGACCAGCGGGACGAACGGCGACCGGTCCTTGATGTTCACGTTGAGCATGAACGGGTTGACTTCCTCGTTGAGGAGCCACTTCTGACCAAGGATGAATGTGCAGACGGTGCCGGACAGGAAGTCCCAGAACTCGACGATGTCGAAGAACTCGTCGTCGGCGATGGGCTTGCCGCCGGGCAGCGTCGACAGGTCGTACGTCGAGGTGCCCTTCATGTCGTCCAACCTACGAAGACCCCCACGAGTCTTCTTCACGTACTCCCGGTAGACCGGGTTGTCCTTCACCTCGTGCGTCTTCACGCGGGTGCGCTGTGCCACCCACGTCACGTCTTCCTTGCGCTTGGCGCCCGGGTCGTGCCGGACGTCGGCCCACGGGACGTAGTCGACAACGATGCGGTCGCGGAGGATGTGCTCCACGTCCTCTTCGAGGGACACGAGCCCGGCGATGTCATCCGGCGTCGGGACGCCGCTGATGCCCTGCGCGGATGCCTCGTTCGCCTGCGTCAGCATCGCAGTGATGTCGGCCCGGACGTCGGCCTCGGGCCGCGGGACCTTCTTCACCTCGGATGCGTACTCGTACGCGACCTTCACCCAGCCGATGCCGACGATGAGCGCGTCCTTGACTGCGTCGTTCGCGGACCCCTGCACATCGAGTAGGTCCCACTCTGCAGCGACTGCAGCTGTGGCCAGCTCGGCCTGCATGCGGGTCGTGCCACCGCCACCCTTGAGGATGACATCGACGTCGACCGCGGTCATCGACGAGTACAGCGCGTCGATGGTGGCTACGCCGGTCGGCACGTTCACGCGGTGACCCTTCTGGGTCAGCTGCTTGCGCCGGGGGAGGTTCTCGTACCGGTGGTACCAGTCGTCCGCGTCGGCGTGCCACGTCATGCACTGCTGGTCGGCGATGTACAGGCGGTGCCCGTACGTCTTCGCCTTCTCCTCGTCGGAGGCGTACTTGGCGTACACCATCCCGGAGGAAGACTGCGACGCTTCCTTGGTACCGTCAGTCACTGCCATGTCAGCTCCTAGGGCCCAGGCGGCCCGGTGTCCAGTCGACGCGCTCGCGCGATGGGCCGCCGAGCCAGTCTTCCGACTCGGCACGTTCCATGGCTTCGAGCTGCTTGTTGATGTAACCCCAGGTGCTGCGGTCGTCCGTCTTGACCAGCTCGTTGGCGTAGCCCGGGTTCTTCCGCGGGCCGAAGCCGATGAGCTGGGTCACGCCGTAACGCAAGGCGTCGGCGAAGTGTGAGGTCCAGTCGTGCACTGGGTTGACCCCAGTGCGTACGCCTGCTGAGTCGATGGGCCACTTGTGGCTGGCCAGGGCGGCCGCCAGGCGGTCGCACCGGTCCTCGTCCACCAGCAGCCGCGGCGGGTCCGCCTCCATCAGGTTGTTGAGGATGCGGATGCCGTGGTCGATGGGGCGCTTCTGCGCCGGGGTGATGATGACTCCGGCCTTGGCCGCGTCCTCGATGTAGGAGGTGCCCGTTGACACGTTCCTCTGGAGGCCCGCGGGGTCACCGATGTTCATGCGTGGGAGCCGTCCGTACCTCTGCGTGCAGTGCTCGATGTGCACCTTGGCCCACTCGGTCGACGTGCGGTCCGTCGCTTCCAGCGAGTCCAGCAGCGTCAGCTTGGGGACGAGGTCTTCCTTCGAGCGAGGGGACTCCACCCACTCCAGCTGGGCGTACTCCACGACACCCAAGTCGCCCATGCCGAAGTCCCAGAACGAGTACAGCTCCTGGCCCTCGTCGAACCGGACCTGCCCCAGGTGGCGCCGCATGTCGAAGGCGAAGAACACAGCCCCATCCACGACCCCAACGAACTCACCGTAGACCTCCTGCCGGAGGAACCGGCCCTCGTAGGTGGCCACCAGCGAGTCGATGTACGCCTCGGGCAGGTGGTCGCGGTTGTCGAACGTCGGGGCGCCGTACCACTTGGCGCCGTCGATGTGCTTCTTCGAGTCGGGGTGGAAGACGGTCCACATCCAGTCGAACCCGTTCGGGGTCGAGCAGACCCAGCCGCCGTGCTTGTAGTGCTGCTGCCGGAGGCGGCCGTACAGGACGTTCCACGCCTCGATGGTCAGATGCCGCCCCTCGTCGATGCCGAACCAGCTCAGCTCCAGACCACGCATCCAGTTGGGCTGGTCGAGCGAGCGGAACAGCACTTCGGTGGCGCCCATGCCGCCCTTGCCTACCAGGCTACGGTCGGGCTCGCCATCCTCGTTGAAGGGTACGAGCAGCGCCTTCTTCTCCTGCTTCGAGTAGTCCAGCAGGAGGTCGGTTCCGTCCAGCATCTCGAAGAACTGTGGCAGCACCACGTCCTTGAGCACTGGGTAGTTGATGGCCGCCAGGCAGCCGCGGGGGCCGTAGAAGCCGCGCTTGGGCTGCTGGCAGTACCGGATGCCCTTGGCGATGTCGGCGAAGGTCTTGCCGGAGCCCAGGCCGCCGATGAAGGCGGTGGCGCGCGAGTCGTCCAGGAAGAACGCCTCCTGGGCGCCTGCGTTCATCAGCAGCTCTTTCATCTACTCACCCGCTGCACGTTGCAGTTCAGCCTCAGCAACCTCAGCACTGTGGGGGAGGGGAACCGCCGGGGTCTTGACGCCGAAGGCGACGCCTGACTTGGGGGTATCCGCCTCTGGGGCGGACTCCGCCGGGACGGCCATCGGCCGTGGGCGCCCGACTGCGTACTCCAGACAGGTCTTGAGCAGCCCGGCCCGCTCCTTGGGGTCCAGGACCGCGTGGTCCTCGGTGCCCCACTTGCCGCGACCCAGGGCCGCATCGAGCAGCTCCTGTGCCAGCTCCTCGCTGGCGCCTGCGAACAGCTCCAAGGCGCGGGCCTCTGCCTTCTTCTCGGCCTTGGCGCGACGGACCTGGCCGGACTTGATGCCGCCTTGGCGGCCAAGCTCAGCTGCCTCCTCGGCAGTAATCCGGTTCGGTTCACCCATGAGATTCGGCCCCTTCACGGTCGGTTCAGGCCGGAGACCCGATTTCAGAATCGGAGGCTACGGCAATGGGCAGCAACAGTCGAAGGGCGGAGCCCGGAGTCTGGCAGCTGCCCTCCCCCTGTGTCCCCCTCCCGTATGCCCTCACTAGGGGCGCGTCACCGCAACCCTAAAATCAAAACCGCAGGTCAGGAGGGTCCCATCCGGCACTTTGTGCGCTTGTGAAAAGTCCAACGCAGCTCCCATTTTCCCCAAAATCTGGAGTGCCATAG